TTAAGTCTCTTAGGAGAAAGAAATAAATGGCAACATCAAATTCAAGAGATTTCGACTTAGATGTCGGTGAGATAATAGAAGAGGCGTATGAGCGTTGTGGCTTAGAAATGAGAACTGGCTACGATGCCAAGACTGCTAGACGTTCATTAAATCTTATGTTTGCTGATTGGGCAAACAGAGGATTGAATATGTGGACAGTTACACAAGACACCAAAACTATTACTTCTGGCACAGCAACTTATTCTTTTGATGCTACTTATGTTGATCTCTTGGAAGTTGTTTTAAGAAACAGCAGTGGTACAGACTTTACTTTAACTCAAATGAGCAGAAGTGAGTATTTAACTATTCCTAATAAGGCAAGCACTGGTCAACCGAGCCAGTATTTCTTTGACAGACAAGTTACTCCAACCATAACTTTGTGGTCAACACCTGATGCTACATATACATTAGTTTATTATTATGTAAGCCGTATTCAAGATGCAGATGCATTAGTTAACAATGCAGACGCTCCATTTAGATTTCTTCCTTGTATGGTAGCAGGTCTTGCTTATTACTTAGCTATGAAGAAAGCACCAGAGAGAGTACAACTATTAAAAGCCGTATATGAAGAAGAATTTCAAAGAGCAGCAGCCGAGGATGCTAATAGCACTCCTTTAAAATTAACCCCTAGCATGACATACTATAGTTACTGATATGACAAATATAATAGAAACAAAATTTGGAACCTTAGTTAATACTAGTAAGATAGCTTCTGGTAGTGCTTCAACAATAAAAAAGTCTGGAGCTTTTTATAACTTTTCTATCAAGCTAAGTAATGATGATATTCGTGAATATTCTTTTACAGACAGACAAAGAGCAGAGAATATGAGAAAGATTCTAATTAGCCATTTAGAAGAAAAAATCAAGATGGATTATAAGAAGCATGGCTAGATTTGCAATAGGTAGAAAAGCATGGGGATATTCAGATCGATCTGGATTTCGTTATCGCTTAAAAGAAATGAAGACAGAATGGAATGGACTAAAGGTTGGCCCCGATGAGTATGAGGCTAAACACCCACAATTAGAGCCTAACCACCCTGGTCCAGATCCAACAGCCTTGTACCAACCACGAGTGGATGGAAGGTCAGAAGTGACCGTAGAGAATCTTCTTGGTCTTAACCCTTTTACGAGTACAGCTAGTAGTGCAGTAATTACAGTGTTTGAACCATCTCATGGCAGAGACACAAGTGACACAGTTAGATTTAGAAATGCATCGAGCTTTGATGGGTTTACAAAAGCAGTTTTGGAAAATGCTAGTGGTTATAGTATAACTAAAATTGATGATAACAGATATAGCTTTACGGCTAGTAGTGGTACGGCAACAAGTGGCACAAAAGGTGGTGGCGGTAGAGTTACTGCTGGCCCAGTTACATTGGGGACATAAATGAGTTTTACATTAGCAACATTAAAGACAGCCATACAAGATTATACAGACAATGATGAAACTGTTTTTGTCTCACAACTTAATAATTTTATTAAAGCTGCCGAAGAAAAAATATTCAAAAGTATTGACTTAGATATATTCAGAAAGAATGTAACAAGTGCTGTTACAACATCTGATCCTTATTTAAGTGTTCCTGCTGATTTTTTAAGTTCATTTTCTTTACAAATAACTTCTGCTGGATCTGAAAGTTTTCTTTTGCAGAAGGACGTAAACTTTTTAAGAGAGTATTCTCCTAGTGCATCTACAACAGGATTACCTAAATACTATGCTAAATTTGATATAGATAATTTTATTTTAGCACCGACTCCAGATGCAAACTACACTGTTGAATTACACTATTATTATAGACCTGCTAGTTTGACCGCAGGAGCAGACGATGGTACAACTTGGGTTAGTACAAACGCACCTTTTGCATTGCTTTATGGTTCTCTTATAGAGGCATATACATTCATGAAAGGTGAGCCAGACGTAATACAAAATTATGATAAATTGTATATGCAGTACCTAGAAAGATTAAAAGACTTTGGAGAAGCAAGAGAAAACACAGATGGCTATAGATCAGGTCTACCATCAAGACCAAGAACATAGGAGTTAAATATGGCAACAGCAAATGCATCAACCAATTACCTAGAGAGAAGATTATTACATTATATCTTTAAGAATAACTCTCTAAGTTTTTCATCCCCTGGGGATAGTATTTATGTAGGATTGGCAACAGCCGTATCTGCCGCTGAAACTGGTACAGTAACAGAAGCGACATTTACAAACTATGCAAGACAACAAGTAACAGCTGCAAACTGGACTACAATAGGTGATGATTCAACAGACACTCAAACTGCTACTAACTCTGGTAACATTGAATATCCAGCTTCTGGTGGTACAACAGAAACAATAACACATGTATTTGTAGCAGATGCTTTAACAAGTGGTAATATTTTATTTGTAGGTGAATTAGATGCTAGTAAAGTAATAGCCTCTGGTGATATATTTAGAATTAATGCAGGGAATCTGACAATAGAGTTGAAGTAATGGCACTAGTAATATCAGATAGAGTAAAAGAAACAACCAACACTAGTGGAACGGGCACCTATACCCTAGGTGGAGCCGTTACTGGTTTTGAGACTTTTACTGCCAATCTTAGTGATGGAGATACAACATATTATGCTTGTACCGACAACACAGATTTTGAGATTGGTCTTGGGACTTTTACTACTTCTGGTACAACTTTAGCAAGAACAACAATATTAGCCAGTTCTAACTCTGGCAGTGCCGTGAACTGGGCAGTGGGAACCAGAACTATATTCTGTACATTACCAGCTGCAAAGGCAGTGTTTTTAGATGCAAGTAACGTAACAAATATCAGTAATTTAAAACTAGCTAGTGGTGCAACAGTTACAGCTATTCTTGATGAGGATACATTATCTTCTGACAGTGCTACATCTTTAGCAACACAACAATCTATTAAGGCTTATGTAGATGCAGTTCCACAAGAATTAAATTTTCAAGGTGATTCTGGTGGTGCATTAATTATAGACTTAGATAGCGAAACATTAACAGTTGCAGGTGGAACAGGCATTGATACTTCAGGTTCAGGTAATACACTTACTGTAGCCATTGATAGCACAGTTGCTACTAAGTCATATGTTAGTACACAAGTAGACCTTGTAAACGACACAACTCCTCAGCTTGGAGGCGATTTATCAACTAATAGTAACAATATCCTATTTGCAGACAATGATGTAGCTTCATTTGGTGCAAGTGGTGATTTACAAATTTATCACGATTCATCTAACTCTTATATTTCTGAACGTGGAACTGGCAATCTTTATGTTGGAGCTAATGGTAATATTGAATTTTTTAAACATCTGTCCACAGACAGGATGGCAAAATTTATTACTGATGGTGCAGTTGAGCTTTATCACGCCAACTCTAAAAAGATTGAAACAACAAGTTCAGGAGTAAGTGTTACTGGCTCACTTGATGTAACAGACGCATCAACAACACGAACCAACTTAGGTCTTGGTACAGCCGCCTTAACAAATACTGGTATATCTAATGGTAATACTTTGGTAGCTGATTCAACAGTGGCGGATAACGATTTTTTAAGAATAAATGGCACAAGTGTAGAGGGTCGCAGTGCTAGTGAGGTATTGAATGATATAGGTGCAACAACATTAACAGAAGCATCTGATGAAGCAACTGCACTTGCGATTGCTCTCGGATAGGAGATAAAGAATGGCAAACACATTTAAATTAGTAAACAACGCATTGATGTCTACAGTTGCAGGTACGACAGATGCTTTGTATACAGTTCCTAGTTCGACAACCACTATAATATTAGGATTGACTCTTTGTAATGTTCATACGGCTCAAGTATCGGCTACTGTTGAAATCGTGGATACAAGTGCAGGTATTACATCAACTGTGATTAAAGATGCTCCTATTCCAGTTGGTGGTAGTTTAGAGATTATGTCTGGTAATAAAATAGTTGTAGAAACAACAGACGTGGTAAAGGTTTCTTCTTCTATAGCTGATAAGATCAGTGCTACTATGAGTATAATGGAGATAACATAATATGCCATATATAGGTAAAAAACCTGCTGACATTATTGCAACTGTTATTGACACAACCACAGGTACGTTTAGTGGTGAGGTTGATGCTGGTTCTCTTGATGTTAGTGGAAACGCTGATATAGATGGAATAACCAACCTAGATAACACTGATATAGACGGAACACTTGATGTATCTGGTAATCTAACAGTAGACACAAACACACTTTTTGTAGACTCAGCTAACAACAGGGTTGGTGTAGGAACTAATTCTCCTGAATTAGAATTGCATATTAAAGGTTCTGGAAATCAATCATTAAGACTTGAAACAACAGACTCAACTTATATTGGCTTTGATATTCAACAAAACAGTGATGGCAGTGGTCAAATCCTATTGAGAGATTCTAAGCCATTAATATTTTACACCAACTCCTCAGAAGCTATGCGTATAGACAACAATGGCAATGTTGGTATTAATACTAGTAGTCCTAACACAACAAATTTAAATTCAGGGACAACATCAGGAATTGTTGTTAAATCTGGAGGAGTTGCTAAAAACAATTTTGTTGCTTTGCCGTCAACAGGGGGAAGTCAATGGGATGTTAGAGAGTCTGGTGGGTCTGGCGGTGAATTTTCTATGCGTATGTTTGATACGTCAGGTACACACAATGTTCAGATAAGCAGTAACGGCAATCACTTTTTTAATGGTGGCAACGTAGGTATTGGTACTAGTAGCCCTTCTTACCCGTTGGAAATTCACAGTTCTTCTGGTCAGATGATCTACGCCCAAGCAGATTCGGGTGACGCAAATATACGCACTGACACATCTAACGCTGGGTCTAGTGCATATTTTTGGGCAAGGGCAACCAACACTGGAAGCTCTGCGGTTCAATTTGGCGACCCAGATGATGCTGATGTTGGCAGGATTACTTATGACCACAGCGACAATTCTTTAGCTTTTAAGGTTAACGCATCAGAACGCATGAGAATAGACAGCAGTGGCAACTTGTTGGTGAGTCATACCAGTGCTTATTCTCCTATATCTAATGGTGGTAGTGGCTCATCCTTAATGGCTAATGGTCAGATATTTGGTGGAAGCACTTCTCCAGTTTTATACTTAAATCGTGAAGATAGTGATGGTGATATTGTAGTATTTCGCAAAGACGGCACTACTATAGGAAATATTGGAGTAGAAGGTGGTAACAGTCTTTATATTCATAGTGGTGATACTGGAGTAAGATTCTCTGATAGTTCTAATAAAATATTACCTGTCACAACAGCAGGTTCTGCTAGAGATAATGCTATTACTTTAGGTTCGTCAGGTGCAAGGTTTCAAGACCTCTACCTCTCAGGAAAACTAACAAATGATGGAAGTGGTGGTATTAATATTGATGGCTCAGGCAATGTTGGTATTGGTACTAGTAGTCCTGCAAGTTTATTTGGTAGTGGAACAACTGTAGAAATTAATGGTAGTGGAGGAGCTGCCTTAAGATTAGCAAGACCATCTTATGCTAATGGAGATTTGTACGCAGATGAAAATGGGTTGACAATTAGAACTCAAAATAATTATCAAATGCGTTTTTTAACAAATAATACTTTAGCCGCTACCATAGACACGTCAGGCAGGTTGTTGGTTGGTACTACTGCAAATTCTCCTTCAGATACTGCTGGTATTAATTTGGATGGAAGTATTGATAAAATACACGTAACAAGAAGTGGAGGTTCTGTTGCTTATTTTAATCGCTTAACTAGTGATGGAAGTATTGTTGATTTTGTAAAAGACGGCGGTACTGTGGGAAGTATTGGTGTTTTGTCTTCAAGATTATATATTGGTAACACAGATACAGCATTATTTTTTAATGACAGTAGTAATGCAGTTACTCCTTATAATGTTACTTCAGCAACTCAAAGTAATGGTGTAATTGATTTAGGTACAAGTGGCACACGTTTCAAAGACCTCTACCTATCAGGTGGTGCATACATAGGTGGCACTGGTTCAGCTAATTTTTTGGATGACTATGAAGAGGGGACTTATGAACCTACATTTACTGGTTCATCTGCTGGTACTCTAACTTTACAAACAACTTACAGAACACTTGCATACACTAAAATTGGCAGACAAGTTACTATAACAGGAAGAATTAGAAATGCTGCTTCTGGAACAATTAGTGGAGCTTTACAAATAAGTTTACCTTTTGCCACTGCAAGTTTAACTCAAGAAGCAGATATTTTTTCAGGCTCTGTTTTGGTAAGAGATTTAGATGTGCCTACTAATACCTTTGATTTAAATGTTCTTGGTGAAGGAGGCACAAGTGTTATTGAGGTTTACGCATCAATAGATAATGGTGTTTGGCATGATATTGATGCTAATGACAGTCCTCAAAATGCGTATTATGTTTTTGGGTTTTCATATTTTACAGATTCATAATAACCCTATTGGACATAGGGTAGTCAGTCCATTAACCAAAAGGAGATAAAAATGGCATTAACAGAAGAAACAATACAAGACAAAATAGAAATCGTAGGTAAGTTCAAGCACGTTCAAGTGAGGACAGCACGAGTTATCTATGATAATGGTACAGAGATAAGTCGTAGCTTCTCAAGGCACGTTGTTGCACCTAATATAAGTGCAGATGACTTAGCCAATGAGAGTGCAGAAGTACAAGCAATATGCAATGCAGTACATACAGAAGCAATCAAGACAGCATATGCAACACACCTGGAGAATCAAGAGGTATAATTAATGGCATACATAGGAGTATCTCCTTCCAACGGAGTTAGACAAAAACATACCTATACTGCTACTGCTTCACAGACAACGTTCAGTGGAGCGGGAGCCGAGGGCGTTTCTTTAAGCTACAGAGATAGCAACTACGTTGATGTATATAGAAATGGTGTAAAGCTAGGTGACGCAGATTATACTGCCACTAGTGGTACATCTATTGTACTAGGAGAAGGTGCTGCTGTTAGTGATATCATTGAGATTATTGTTTACGATGTATTTTCTATAGCTGATACAGTAAGCAAGGCAGATGGTGGCGTGTTTGATGGTAACGTTACTATGGCTGGTACACTTGCAGTTACAGGTGAGACTACATTATCTGCTAATCTTAATCTAGGCGATAACGATAAAGCCATATTTGGTGCAGGGTCTGACTTACAGATTTATCACGATGGTTCTAATAGTTATGTAAGAGATGCTGGTGATGGTAGACTCAATTTAAGAAGTGATGGAGCTGGTATTGATTTGCAAACTAGTACTGGTGCAACAATGGTTCGTGCTAATAAAGATGCAGATGTGCGAATTTACTATAACAACTCACAAAAACTAGCCACCACCAACACAGGCATTGACGTAACAGGTGTAATCACAACAGATGGTATGACTACATCAGCAGATATTAACTTTGGTGACAGTGACAAAGCTGTGTTTGGAGCAGATTCTGACTTACAGATTTATCATGATGGGTCGCATAGTATTATTGCTGATGAGGGAACAGGGCAGTTAAAAATTTCTACAAACGGCACAAACATTCAGTTAAATAAAGGTTCATCTGAAAATATGTTAGTTTGTACTGTTGATGGCTCTGTTGAGCTTTACTATGACGGCGACCCCAGACTAACCACAACCTCAACAGGTATTGACGTAACAGGTACGGCTACTATGGATGCGTTTCAAGTTGAATCTTCCATTGTTAATTTATATTTAATGGAGTCTGACACAACAGACTTAAATACGTTGTTAAGGTCAAATTCTGGAAACTTTACAGTTCAAACTATTACTGATGATAAAGGTACTGGTACACCAAGATTTAAAATTGAAAATTCTACTGGAGACATCAGCTTCTACGAAGACACAGGTAATACACCAAAGCTATTTTGGGATGCTAGTGCAGAGCGATTAGGTTTGGGGACT